TTTCTTTAAACCATTTATCTAAGCTCATTTTAATAAATCGGCATAATAATTACCTAGACTTTCATTTGATAACTCAATACCAGCTGAGTCATGTTTTATAAACTTACCTTGATAAGCTGCTGTATAAGTTAATTTACCTTTATTATCATATTCTGATTTAGGGTTTTGAATATTTTTAAGATACTCACGTCTTTTATTAGGATCTCCTGGAATAGGGTTTTTTTTCTTTTTAGTTTCTGCATGAAGACCTTTATTAGCTTTCTTAGGTCCCCAATCTTTTCTTTTTGTACCTGATGGATCTTTTATTTTACCCGCACAAATTTTAGATGCATATGCATTAGCATACGCTGACGGATAAACTTTAAATTTTCTTTTTGCGGCCGCTTTGCCTCTAGCACATAGTTTTGTCATGCTGTTTAAGCCTCTTTCTGTTGTACAACTTCTTAGATTGTATCACTCTTGGTTTAAACAGTAAATGTCCTAGAGAGAGGATTCTTTTTATTGGATTTTTTTTCTTTATAGACTTTTCCATGTGTTTTTGCGATTACTTTGTCTAATTTTTTCTTATCTGATGAACCTAGACCTGGTTCTAATTGTCTAGCCATTTGTGCTCTTGTTATTGCCATTATACTAAATCCTTTGCCTTTCCTATTATGGGTTTGTATTTTGTTTTACCTTCTACTCTGTGCGCAAGTAAAAATTGTTCACGTCTTCCTTCAGGTATCCAACTACAGTGGATCCATCCGCTGTTTGGTTCTCCAGGCGTGTAGTACTCGAGGATCAATTGATCTGTCTCAAGGTTCTTTTTAATCCAATCAGCAACCTCAGCATTATCTACTCCAATACATTCGAAGTCTGCGGCCTCAGCTTTTGCATGCTGGCTGTTCCGACTCGATCCTATAGCAAGACACAAATCCTCTGAACGAAATCCACTTGTCACCTTAACTCTGCCAAAATGATCTCGTACTGGCTGTAAAATATTTTCACATAAAGCTTTTAACTTTTCTATTTGACCTGAACTAGGATTATTATTTATACCTTTACGGATTGCTGTATCCGATTTAATTAATTCCTGTAGATTGAAATTACGAGAAAGGTTCATTATTTTGATTCTATAACTATCTTATCAATACTTTCACTGCCGTCAATATTTATTGACATGTATGCTTCAACTTCACCACACATTAGTTGTTTATTATCCATATTCATATTACGTGTTGCTTCACGTTTCATCTTTAAACATGTACCCATAGATTCTTGAATTCTATGTTCAACAAGTTGGCCGTTTAAGAATAAACACAAAGCTATTACTACTTTTGTCACTAGTGTGCTCCATTACCGTTGCTGAACTTAATGTCCCTTGTTGAATCTTTTAGTTTCTCTATGTCTTTTTTTAATTTTTCTATTTCTTTTTCATGAGCTTTTAACATCACGCCTGTATGAACATTGTCTTCTAATTGTTTTTGCATCTTCTCTATTTGAGTTGCCTGCCATTCAAGGATCATGAACTGCTCTTGGTCTATCGGCTTTTGAACAGATGCTTCTAGCAAATCTTTTTCAAATAATTGATTTTTAGTCTCAAGTTTATTTAATCTTTCAATCACACCAAAGGCGAACCATGCACCAATCACGATTGCTGCGATCAGGCCAATTAAGTTACGTAATGGAAGACCGATTGAAGTGTTTTCTGAAATTTTTATTGACATGACAGGCACTCATCAGAACCAGAATCTAATTCAGCTAATGCTTCCTCTTTGCAATCTTGACTACAAAATTGATCCAATTCGTCTTTTGGTTGAAACTCTTTTTTACACTGATTACACTTCTTCATCTCTTTTTACCTTTTTTCTTTTTGAATATTATACTATCAATCTTCACAAAGATCGCATCTATAGCTCCTAAAAATTTGTACATAAACCTATCAAACATTATATTTTTTGTAATCTAGGATCGTTTGATAAAATATTCTTTTCAGCTTTAGGTCTAGCTACAGAATCCTTGCTTCTCTTTCTTAACTGAGCTAACGCAGATTCTTTTTTTCTTTTTTCATCAAATTCTTTTTTTAAATCTCTTAATAAATTCATAATTAATCTTCTTTTTTTTCTATATTATAAAACATTTTGTCAGTATCTTCACTAACCAAGCCTTTGTTTTCGACATTCCATTCTGTAGTTTGGACTGTATAGTCAGGCCAGCTGTTATCAGTAGTGTATGAACCAATATTCCACAAAATACGATTATTAGGCTGAGCTGCAAAATTGCCGTTATCAAGAGCCAATATATGTGCGCACTTATGTTCTTCAGGAATTTCAGAGTGCTCGACATCCAAGATGTTAGGGTCTGGATGAGCCCAATCAATTGTAAATAAATAGTTTCCATGTAAGAATTTTTTATCTAAACCTAGATACTTTCCCTTTTCTCCAATTAAATAATCAAAAGTAGTAACACTAGGATAATAACTGAAACAGTTCCACAGTTCCAGCTCGTGCGCCTGCATATCCGGCACATCGGCTCTGTCATGCGATTTTTGGAAAAACGCTGAGATAGGCAGACGCCAATAGCACGCACCATTAGGTAGCATGATGTTAAATAAGATTGAACGACCTGGAATTGATGTGATAGCGAAGACCACACATTCTTCAGTTTCTCCTTTATGTTGTTTAAGATCATATAAATACTCCTTTCTAAGTTTACAGTATATTGGAGGTATGTTTGCATTCAGATATGCCATTTTTATATTTATCTCTCCAATAATTTTTTCTTTCTAATAATCTAATTTTATATTCTAGTTTATCAATACCTAATAATTTTTTTAACCAATTTAACATTTCCATCTTCTTCTTGCAGCACATATTCTTTTATCTGGAGTTTTACTACAATTAACATTATGCATTTTCATTTGACCTGCTGATCTTGCACAATATGACTTACGTCTTTTTGAAGCTTTACTTCCTTTTTTAACTTTACCTGTTACTGCTGTCTTTAATTTTGATCCAGGGTTCATTCTTCTGTATGCACGGACCCCTGCTGCCGTCATACCTGCTCCAGATTTTGTAGATCTAAAATTTTTCTTGTTCTTCGCAGGCATACCACCTTTAGCGAAGCCTTCGATCTCTATACCTAGGTCAGCATAGTAATCCATAGATTACCCATCGTAATAAGCTGTTACTGCATGACACTCTGTTTCATTAAAAGTCACATAAGCACCGTCAGCAAATACTACTCCGTCTTGTGGAATGTTAATAGTAGTGTTGTCTTCAGCCACTGAAGTAGTTCTAATAGTTATACCTGCAGTTCCTGTAGCAGAGCCGTCTCTCACTTCTACGTTACCTGCAGTTCCTCCAGAACTTACTTGCATTTGTCTTACTCTAGTTCTTCCTGCAAAAATTGTTCCTGACACCTCTGATGTCATACCTAATGATACGTTTGCAGTTGGTTGTGCGCTTACTGTTGCTGAAATAATTGTTTTAAAAAAATTTGTTGTACCTGACGTAGTTGAAGCTGAACCTGGAAGTGTAATGATTTCTGTAATTGATTCATCATTTGTGTCAGTTCCTACTAACGTTACAGTAATAGAAGATTCATCTCCAAGAGTAGTTGCTGTAATTTTTCTACCTGTCGCAGTTCCAAAACTTGTATTGGCTAAAGTGAAAGTAGATGTTGGTCTAGCTGCAACAGCAATATAGGTATTGCTTGATGCATTAGTATCTTCAAAAAATCTTGATTTAACATCACCTTGAAACATAAAATAAATTCTCCTTGTGTAATTATACCCTTAACTCCTAGGGGCGTAAAGATACGCCCCTAAGATATATTTTATTACGCTCCTGGAGAACCGAAGATTCCTCTAGGGTCAGACCAACCGAAGCTGTATCTTTCTCTAGCTTTGAATCTAACGTTACCAGTGTCGAAATCTCCTTCAATCGCTGTTTTAATTGGCGATCTTACGAAGTTTTTCAAACCGTTTGGCGCATCAGTTAAAATGAAGAACGCGTCAGTATCAGTCAAGAAGTGGTTAACTCTGTAACCTTCTGGAATCATACCCATGTTCATCATCGCGTTGATGTCGTTTTTCGCAAACGCATTTGATCCACCTGGAGTTGTAGATAAAGGTGATTTCATGATTCTCTCAGCAGTAAATTGTAATTCTTTTGGAATTATCATTTTTCTACCTTGTAGAGCGATCTTTAATCCTCTTTCGTCTACGAACGCCGCGATGTCAATTAACGCTTGTTCTAACGAAGTTTCTGACAAGTCAGCAGCAGTAGAAAGTTCATTTCTGAAAGTTCCACCATTTGCTAATGGGTGATCAGTAGTCATAAGTGCTTTACCGTCACCACCATTGTATGAACCACTAGTGTCAAAACCGTTGTTCAAAATGTTAGCAGCTGTGATTTGTTTAGATTGCGCCATTGATCTTGCAAGAGCTCTTGTGTATCTGCCTGCTAATCTGTCGTATAAGTTATCTTCGATAGCCTCTTCTGTGATCGCAAAACCTAGCGCCACAGTATTGTGAGTGTATCTTGAAGTATACGCTTCAGTAGCTTGATCCATAGTGACCATAGCACCTTCTGCTTTTGTAGCAGCAGTACCGAAGCCAGATAGCATTACTTCTTCTTCAAACGCTCTGTCTGAAGATTCAGTTGCAAAGATCTCCGCATGTTCATTGTCGTATCTGTTGTATTCCAGGCCAAATAGTGCATTCAAACCTGGCTCTAGTTCTTTAACTAGTTGTGATCTTGATATAGCCATAATTTATAATCTCCTATTATTATAAGCCTGTGCCTTGATCGTAGAAATGGTTATTAATTCTAACCAATACATCCACGTTCACGCTTCCAGCAGTGTCGTTTTGCGTATCTTGCGAAACGTCAATTGCTTGAAG